CGCAGACCGCACTTCCTGCAGACATCGAAAACAATTTCCCCAAGCGTCAGTTCATCTGCGTCGTGCGGGCCTGCCTTGATAGCGTACTCGCGTAGGTAGTTGTCTTTGCCGATGGTCCAGAAGTGGAAGCCGTCCGGGTGCCAGACGAACGCGCCCGATCCATGCAGCAGCGGGTCTTGGTAGGCACCTTGCGACTTGAAGACGACGGTGTACAGCTCCCACGGAGTTTCGAGATGCGCCCACGTCATGCCATTTGGGTGGTTCCAGTGCAGCTCTTGCCCGGCCGGATTGAACTTTGCCGGGCCAAGATACGGAGACCCGAGCGGCCACGTGTACCCATCCCTCGATGCGACCCGCTGCGGGTTGAGAATGTAAAGCGGCCCCTTGCTGTCGTCCGCTTCTGAGACATTCGCCTTGTTGAACTGTAACGGCCACCAGCCGCCGCCCCCCATGAACTCGATTTCGTCGATGTTGAACTCATGCTCGCCGAATGTGCCGCCATTGATGCCGTGCGCGAATGATATCTCCAACTTGTTGTAGACAAGGTGCGGTATGATCGCCTTGCCTTTGATGAAGTTGGCAAAGTCAAAAATCAGGTAGCGGTAGTCATTGGCGTCTGGGTGCGTGTGCGTGGTGTAGGCGCGAGCGACGGAGAACTCAATGCCGCTGTTGTAGTTGCGAACGCGCAGCCGCACCTCCGTTCCAACCGGCGCATCCGTCGCCATGTGGACTCGGAACTTGAGTCTGTTTGGGCGAAATGGGATGTTGTCCGCCAAGTAGTAATCGCCAGAACCGTTCGTGCCAATCTCAACGTAGGAATCATCCTGCGAAGTCGATGACCTTATGACCTTGAGCACCCAGTGCAGGTCGGAGTTGCTCACGTCCGCAAACTCTATGGATGCGGAACCTGCGCCGTCATTATGCACCCGAATGTGGTAGCCAAAACCGTGCTTGGTCGCGAGGTTGAATGGGGTGGAACACCGCCACGCATTGAAGCCTGCAAAGAACAGAGTTCCATCTTCACTGAACTGGAACTTGGCCCCTGCGTCGTATCCTGTCGCCGTCAGGATTACAGGAATTCCCGCGCCACCGACAAACCCTTTGTAGACGGCCATGCTGAGCGAGTAGCCAACCATCATGTCCCATCGCCATGCATTGCCGTTCTCTTCCACCCACATGCTGTTGCCGGTAGAATCGAATACAAATGAAACTTTAGCGTCTGAATTAAATCCTGCGTGTATCGGCCCATAGACATTAACGATGTCGTAGCCGCCGTCCAGTGTGGAGTTCCCGTCGTGGTCGAACAGTTGGTACGGCTGAACGATGTCGTCATTAAGCGTCTTGACCTCCGAGCCGTACATACGCATTTCGTCGCCGACACCCTCTGGACCGCCAATGTGCCACTGTGGCCCTCGCCACATCACCGTGAGCAGCGGCTTCTTGGGGTATGGATCGAGCGGATTTTCATTCTGCGGGTCTTGTTCGTAGACCACGAACTGCATATCTGTCGCGCCGTTCAGCGTCATGCTTGGCGTCGCAGGGTCCACGCTCGCATCCTTGTTCATGAACAAGGAGTTTCCGGTGAAGAATGCACGCGCTGGATTCCATTGCGGATTTTCAACTGGGTAGCGGATCACCTCGAAGCGGAAATTAGGAACCCGGTTGCCGAAGTCTGCGAGCTGAAACTCAGTGAACACGACGTACGCCAAGCCGCGAAATGCGCTCACGTTCCCGACACCTTCCCAAGATTCAATCGTTGGGTCGGGCAGCTGGAACTCATCGCCCTTGTAGGTTTCCATCAGCGCGGCAGGCATGCCATCTTTCGTCTGGGACAGCGCTATAAGGACGAGCGAAGAAAGCATGCGAGCATTTCGCGCCAGTCGATCGACATACTGCCAATCCGCCTCGTCGGTCCGCTGGTCCGAAGCGTCATAGATCAGGACGGCATCGGCCCACACCCGCAGAAGGTCTTTGATCTCACCTTCGCAGATACCGACAGCGATGTTCACCGAATACGTGAACGTCTTCACGGTTTGTGTCGGTCCGCCTTTGCCGCCTTGCTTTTCTTTGTGCTTCGTCTCGATGATCCCGCTGGACCAGATGATGTTTCCGGCGATCGCGTACTGCCCGTAGACGAGTGGGATGGGTACGCCAATCGTGGCAGTCTGCACTTGCAGGTCCGAGAGGCGCGGCCCCGTCACCGTGCCAAGGTCCGTTGGGAACAGCGAGTCACCCGCCATCGAGCCGATCGTGTAGCCGAGTGCCGGGTTGCCGAAGTACGCACCAACCACGGTGCCAACAATCCGGAATGCGACTTGACCGACGTTACTCATAGCGGACTCCCGGCAATCCCCAGACGCTGTGCGTGATGCGCACCCAGCGTCCGCGATAGCCGTGCTCAATCACTTTGCCTAGCGCTTCATAAGCGTGGATCATATTCGGTCCGGTGCAAATGCCGACATGAGCGGCATTCACAAGCCAGCGAATGACGATGATGGAACCGGGCACGGCACGCGGCAGCTCCACGCAGTGCTCGCCAAGCCGGTCTGCTAACTGGCCCGTTGGTAGCCGTCCGTAAACGCCACTGTCGAACTCCGGCGGAAGAAGGGAAAGCGCCCGGCACACGACGATCGGCAAGCCCACGCAGTCTATTCCGCTGGCATCGCGACCGATGTGACGAAAGGGAACGCCAACCCAGCGGCGCGCCTCGTCAACAACCTGCTTGGCTTCGATCATCAGCGCGGCCTTGGCCAGACCAGCGCCGGATTCGGCGGCGACACGCCGGCCACCGGCTTGGCTGGCGTCTGGCCGCCGAAGATTCCCATGGCACCCATGCCGGGACACCACGTGCCGTGACCTCGGTAGTTGATCAGATTTCGGAAGCGCCCTTTGCACATCGCCGGACTCTTGTCGCAGCCCGGACGAATCGTGAACTGGTCTCCGTTTGCAACGTCGGCCGACATCGGCAGGTACAGCGTCACCTCATTGATTGTGACGTCAAGCACGCAGGTCTTAACCTCCATCTCGAACCCGGCGCAAGCGCCGGTGATGAACTTAATCTTGCCGCCCTCGAAGTACCCTTCATCAAATACCGTCGTTGAAGTATCGGCATCCACCGTGACGGTGAAGGCGCGGTTGTTGTGCGCGCTGACGATCGCACCGGCGAATGTCGTGCTTGAGATCGGGAGCTTGCATCGCTCGTCGCCAAGCTCCGCGTCGCAGCTCGCTCCATAGGTGCGGATCGGAATGTGCACGAGCTTCTGCGTCAGGCCGCGCAACTCCGTTGTGTACCCGCCGTCACTGTCACGGTTTATCTCGCCGATGATTCCTGACTGCAGCCGGATTGGACCGTCAACGAGGCTTTCCCAGTTGATCAGGAAGAGACTTACTTCAGCCTCATCGAACAATCCGGCCTCAACGTCGATGGCCGCGATATCGAGAAGCGCAAGCCCATCGGCCCTGAGCGCGCCCGACACCTCCATGTTATCAACGCTCATGTCCGATGTGTACTTGGCGCTGCTCCCCGTTATCCCGGCGGCGGCAAGGTAAGTCCCGCCAAGATCATAGATGTCGGGAATGGTGAGGTCTTCGTCGTGCTCCGTCCCTCTAATCACGATGCCGTCGCGCCGAACTAGTTGCCAGCAGACGGCGAAGGTGGTCACCTCCTGCTTGGTGTGCGCGATGTTGGCAGAGGAGATTGAGCGCATGGGTTACAAGTCCTTGCAGGCCGTGAGCGGGTAGCGCTCCGAAGTCAGAATCAAGTACTGCTGTTCCGCCTCTTCGATGTCTTGCTCCATTCGCTGGCGCACAATCATATCGCCTGTGGAGCATCGTAGCCGGTTAAGGTCGCGCAGTTGTGAAGATATCTGCGCCGTGAGTATGCGTCGCTGTATGCGCGCGCTGTCTTCCAACTTCGTCTTGATTGAGGACAACTCTTTGTCCCTGATTTCTGCTAGCTGTGCATTGATCGGGTCGATGGCATCTTTGATCTTCTTGTCAACCTCGTCCGCTCTGGCCATCCCGGAAAGTCCCAGAGGTGAAAGCAAGCCGACCACCCAAAGAATGCAGACGAGAATCCCTAGCCGGAAAAATACGCGCAGCGTTTTCAGCCGCTCGCTCGGAGAGGAATCAAACATCAACACATCTATCATTTCACTGAAATTCATTTTTATTCCTTAAGCAAAAGCGCCGTCACGACGAAGTTCGCGAAGAACAAATGAGACCGACTGGATGCGACGATCAATGAGCTCGACTGGGAATTCAGAATCAAACCGCACAGGCACGTCGAACTCGCCGCCCCACGTCAGCATTCCGGCCGGCGCGAACAAGAGGCTGACGCGCCCTGTGGCGTAGTCGATCGTGTAGTGCGTCATCTCAGTCTTCAGCGTCCCGTTGTCGGCAATCAGGATCGTGCCGGACACCGGCTTGTAGATTGGTCTGTCCTGCGTGCGCGCGCCGTAGGTGTAGCGCTTGGTGAGCTGGTAAACCTCCGGCGACTCTCCAGCGACGACGAGCAGCGGACCGTCCGTTGCGGTGACATCTTCTTGAATGCGGCACGACTTGTAGTCAACGCCATCGCTGAACCGAAAACCATACGCCATGCCGCCAACCGCGTGCCAGAACTCAAGCAACTCGGCAATGTCTTCTTCGGCGCGCGGCCCAACGGTGCAGTTGAACCTGTGCAGCGGGAATGCCCAATTACGATTGCGCGTTTCAGTTCCCGACGCACGCTCGATCGGCGTCACAGAATACATCGGCTCCGAGGAATAGCCGAATGAAGGGCACTGGGGAAAGACCGGCGACTCAAGGAACATCAGTTGTTTCTCCTGTTGGCCTGAGCCAAGCCGCGTGCGGCAGCGGCTGCGACCTGCTGTTCAGTCCGCCTCGACACCGTGCCGGTTGGAGCTTGTATGCTGAAGGTCTGGTTCACGCTCATCACCTTTGAGTCGCTCGCACCTTGAATCTTTCCTCTCGACTGCGGCACGAACCATTCTGCCTTGCCTTGATCGCCGACTCGATACGCACGACCGGCGTGCACGTCGCCGCCCTGCGCCATGCCGCCGCCGGTGGGGATCGGCAGGCGCGCCGTGGTGACGGCGATGTCGCCGAGACCCGCCATAGGACCGCCAAGGTAGTTCGCAGCTATCCCGCCGAGCTGACCTAACCAACCGCCGCCGCTGCCCACGCCGCCCGTGCCGAAGAGTTTACCGGCGATGTCCGCAGCGACGGCTTGTGCCGCCATCTGCGACAGCATCTTGCCGAAGTCTACGACCAGATCGCCAAGCGACTTGCTGAATGGGTCTTCGAGGTATTGCGCGAGGATGTCTTGCACGTTGCGCGAAGCCTGTTGCATGAAGTCGCTGCCGGTCTCGCTGGCTTGCTGGAAGGCATTGCTTGCTGTAGCGATCGCTTTGTTGTAGGTATCCTGCGTGATGACGCCGAGCTGCAGCGCATCATTCAGATACTCGACTCGCGCATGATACTCGTCCAGCGGAGTTTGCACTGAAGTCGTAATCTCTTTGCCGGCATCTATCGCGCCTTGCCACTCTTCCTGCTTCTTTTTTGCTGCATCCGAAGAAGCGGTGAGCGCGTCCAGCTTCTCCTGCAGCGCAACAACCTCATCGCCATACGCTGCCGCGGCTGGGCCACCAGCCTTGATCGTGTCGGCGAGTTCTCCGTTGGCGATCTTGTACCGCAACACAGCAGCTTCAGTCATGCCAAACGTCGCAACCTGCTCGCGCAAGCTGACCGCCATCGACTTCATCGCCTCCACCGCTTTGGCTGCAGCATCGGCGGCGAGCTTGCCGGCCTTGGCCGGATTGAAGATGATGTTTTCCTCTACCTCGTCTTCGACTTTCTTAGATGCTTCTGCAACCGCAGGCACCTTATCGGACCAGATGGCGGCGATGGTTTCCATATCGCCGACCACGTTGTTGCGCGCATTAGCAAATGCGCTTGAAAGTTCTTCTGCAGCAAAACTAAATTGGCCTTTGCGAAGCCGCAGCAATGCCGCTGCGACACCGTACATTATCTGGCCGAGCTGCTGGAAGACGGAGGTGACGATGATGCCTGCCGTCACCACAGTCTTAAACACGCCAGCCACAAACTGAATCCCGATGCTGAGCGCGCCGCTGTTCTTGGCTGCCGAGACGAACTGCTCAGACATCGCAGAGAGCATCGGAAGCAGCTGTTGCGCCAACTGGTTCGCCATGCCCTCTTGCGCCGCTTTGACCCGGACCAGGTTGTCGTGGAACACGTCTGCCGCGGCTGCTGCATCGCCGCTGACGGTCAATCCAAACTGGTTTGCCTCTGCCGTCATCTGGGCAAGACCGTCCTTGCCCTGATTCAAGAATGGGATAAGTCCGGCTCCGGCTTTTCCAAACAGCGCCATCGCAAGGCCGGTCTTTGCCGCGCCGTCCTGCAGGTGAGAGAATCGCTCTGCGATGTCCAACAGCAGGTCTTGCGTCGGCCTTATCGTGCCGTTGGCATTCATCACCTGCACACCGAGCTGGCCGAATGCAGAGCCAGCAACGTCTCCGCTGTTCGCAACGCCGAATGCAGCCTTGGACAGCTTGGTGAGACCCTTCACCAACTCTTCGGACCCAAGGCCGGAGAGTTTCGCGGCATACGTCAGCTGCGAAAGTCCCTCAGTTGAGATGCCGGTGATTTCTGCCAGCTCGTGCAGCTTCTCTGCATTCTCGATCGCATGATACGTCATGTAAGCGAATGCGCCAGCAGCCGCAGTCGCGGCCGTGACCAATCCCTTACCGATGTTTGCTGCTGTGCTGCCTGCGTGCTTGTTGAACTTGTCGAGCTGGTGCTGCGCCTTTTCCAGATTCTTCTGGTACTCGGCTGTTTGCGCTTCGAGCCTGACTACGAGTTTTGCGAGGTCGGTCATCTATGCGCTCCTGCTTCGCCACCAGTCGCAGCAAGCTGAGCAAGTTGCCTTGCGCCTCCTGCTTTCTCTCTTCCGGGTTGACCACCATAAAGTCATCCAGCTTGTTCTCCGCGCTGCGGCGTAGCTGTGGCCTTCGGACTTCGCGAGCAATCAATGCGGCGTGGAGGTTGTCCCGGAACGCACCCCACGGCTCCTCGCCCCAATACTTCTGCCAGCTGAGGTACTCGCGTTGCGACAGCGAGGACTTCATCTCAATCACCGTCCTGCCGAGGAGTGCAGCAAGACGGTGATCGAACTTCTCAGCCGGCGTCAGCCTTTTTTTCTTCCTCTCCGAAGCCGCTCACGTCCATGATTGCCTTCACCAGCGGCATGGTCACGCGCGCAGACTTCGACACCTCCGCAGCATCCTCTTTCGAGAGTGCCGGAAGGCCTGCTTCATCGAGCACGCAGGCCGCGAGGAGGAAGGCGGTAGCTTGCGTGCTATCTGCCTTCGCCAGCTTGCCGTACTCAGCGAAGTCGTCTGCCCCAACTTCACGGACGCAGAAGGTATCGCCGTCGATGGCAATTTCCTTCGTGCGCACCGCAGCCTTTGAGCGCAGCCGTTCGCTTACCGGAACCACGTGACCGCGCCGCTGATCTTAAGCGTGAAGGTCAACACCGACTTCTCACCGATCGGTCCGGTGATGTTCCACGCGCGAACCGTCGCGGCGAACTCGAAGTAGTTGTTGGGGCTGGCGTTGGCGTCGTCCACGACGACACGGAACGTCGGCACGGTGTCGTTCTTGTAGTGGTTGTACAGATCGACCAGCGCCTGATCGCCGACGATGAAGTTGCACTGCAGCGGAATCTCCACGCCGTCCGCGAGACCGTTGCGGTAGGTGCGCGCGTCATCGCAGTACGACGTGACGTCAACCAGCGGCTTCTCTTCGCCGACTGCGCCGAAGTCGAATGCCGCGCACAGATCGCTGAAGGTCTCCGGCGAGTTGCCGTCACCGAGCAGCACCTTGAAGTCATTGCCAATCTTGGTGTCTTCCGAAGCCATCGTAACTACTCCTCTTCGTTGTGCCAGAAATCCCACGACTGTGAAACGCGGAACAAGCCCGGTTCAATGTCGGTCAAATCGAACTCGTTGACTATGCTTGCAGAGCTAACCGAAAGCAAACCACCGAGCAGTCCGCGAAAGTCCACAAGCGCCTTCCGCACTTCGTTCGCCAGCGTGCGCGCGGAAGTATACCGCAACGCGTAGCAATCGAGCGTGACTGATGTCTTGACCAGTCCGTTCGTCCCGCAGTAGGTGACTTGGCGATCAACTCCGGCGCGATTGATCACGACGCAAGGCATGCGGTCGCCGGTGCTTGCCTGCGGCACCACCAGGAAATAAACGCGGCCATCAATCAGCGACTCCACCGAGGTCTCGCTGGTGAGGTGCGCTTGAATCGCTTGGTGTAAAGTGCTCATAGTTCACTTCCCTTTTGAAGCTGCGCGCTTCTTGGCGATCGTTTCAATGCGCTTCTTCAATACCTCGCCGACACCCTTGATGGCGGAGTCTTTCGAGGACTCCAGTGCAGGAACGAGCCATGGATGCTTCGCAATCTTTGCCGTGCCAAGCTCGAAGAATTGAACGGCATAGAATGCCTCGCGCTTAACTCCAAGCAATGCACTGGCGGAACTCTTGTCTTTGCTTGCCCTCACCTCAACCTTGAGGGAGCGCGCTGCGAAGCCTGCGCCAACGTAACGACCTTTGTAGGTGCGGTGGATGTCGGCCGCGCCGGGAGAGATTGCGGCAATGTTCGCTTGGGCAACCTTGAGCACAGAGCGCATCGGCTTGCGCACAGACTCTTTCAGCGCGTTCAATCCGGCCTTCGGGTCGGCCAGCTCCTTGAGCTGTTTGCTCAGCGCTGCGTAGCCTTCAAGATCACTCGCCACTGCGGAACCCCTGCGCCGAGCGCTTGGTGCAGAGCAGCGTGATCCAGCGTCTCGTTATCACCGGGTCTTCAAGCGCCGCGGTGATGTCGTATACATCGTACTCCGGCGGCGAGTCGCTCTGGTTGGTCTGATGCAGCACGCGACCTGCAGCATTCACTCCCGCGCGCCAGCGAATCAGAATGCGCGTTGACGTCTCTGCGCTGACCTGCTGCGCCGCGAAATACTCGCGGCCAGAAACCGGCTCAATGCTTGCCCACACCTCCGCCAAGTCAGTCCAGCCCGGCACCACCTCACCGTCAATGACAAGGTCGGCGCGCTGCTGCAGCACGATGCGATGTCTAAGCCTTCCGACTTTCATCACTAGCCTCCTTCGCGCGCTTGGCGGCCTTGGCTTCCCGTATCTGCCGCTCGATCGCCTCCAGTCGCTCGCGCACCT